TATGACATCGACACAGCAACAGAAAGTCTTAGACGACAGGTATGAAGAGATCCTTAAGATTATTAAGAGAATGGATACAGCCTTGTATCACGAGCTTAGAAGACAAGAAATACCGATTACAGAAAGTGATTAGATATTATGGGCAGTAACTTTCCAATAAGAGACTTAGGTTCTGTTGGAGTTATATCTGATAAAAGTTCATACAACATACCAGTGAATGCTTTTAGCGAGGCTTTGAATGTAAGGTTTGACGAGGGGAAAGTCCGTAGGTCACCGATCTTCAGAAACGTAAAAGGATCATTGGGATTCACCCCTCGTTTCTCATATGGTGTCGTTCCCTCTACTGGCTACGACAGTGTGTTAATGATTTCTGATGCCTATGTTATCAAAGAATATAACTCAGGTGTCGTCTCAGACAGAAGTGGTTCAATCAGTGGCAGTTCAGATCCACGACCTTTTACAGGAACTACTCTGTCTTCAGTTACCTATGTAAACAGGCAAGACCGAGTGCCTGTCTTTAGAACCTCAGCAGGTACTAACTTTGCTGACTTAACGAACTGGCCTACGTCATACCGATGTGCATCCCTCAGGTCATACAATGACTTTCTACTGGCACTTAACTCAACCGAGGGTGCTAGTAACTTCCCTACTCGTGTCAGGTGGTCTAACATTGCCTTAGCAGACAACGTGCCTGATAGTTGGGATGAAACTGACTTAACTAAGTCTGCAGGTTTTAATGACTTAGGTGAAATGCAGACAGGTATTATCGATGGTATGCCTTTAGGTAGTAACTTTATTATATACTCCAGTGACCAAGTTTGGCTTATGGAGTTTGTTGGTGGTACCTTTATATTTAACTTCAGAAAGCTATTTACTGACTGTGGCTTGATCAATCAGAACTGTGTTGTCGAGGTAGACGGAAAACACTATGCCTTTGGTGCCTTTGATATATACGTTCACGATGGTACATCCAAGCAGTCTATATGTGACGAAAGAGTAAGGACATTTATTTACAATGGCCTGAACAACACAGCCAAGGAAAGGTTCTTTGTTCAGCATAACCCAACTCTTAATGAGATATACTTCTGCTACCTATCAGGTGATAACCTAGTCAGCTTTCCTAATGCGACAAGGTGTAACCGAGCTGCAGTTTATAACTACAGAAACAACACATGGTCATTTATGGATTTACCTAACGTATCCTCAGGTACCGTGGCTAACGTAAACTCAATTGTTACCTATGCAGGGGCAACTGGTTTACAGTATGACTTAACTGGTGGCACCTACTACGCTCAGGAAGACAGCTTTGACAGGCATACGCTAATGGTTGGTGAGACACTAACAGCCGATGGCTTAACCTCAGACAAGTTATATGCATTAGACTTATCCGATGAAGGACGTATTGCATTTCAGTTAGATACCGAGGCCATAAAGCCGTCTCAGGTAGAGCGTGTCGGTATAGACTTAGATGAGACTAAAGTTCCGTTAAGTGGATATAAGGTAGTCAATGCCATATACCCTCAGGCTACAACTACTAACTCAAACAAAAGCATTACATTTACATTCGGTGCCTCTGACGTTCCTAACTCAGATCCAACCTATGGAAGTTCAACTACATTTAACACAGGCAGTGACTATAAGATTGATAGTCGTTCCTCAGGTCGATACCTGAGTTATAAGATACTTGTGTCTGACAATAAGGACTTTGAGGTCTCAGGATTTGACATCGACATATCAGCTACTGGTGCAAGATAATGGCAGTCGATAGTAAAACAAACGTAGTCGTTCAAGGATATACTAGAGGCCAGTACCCTGTATTTGAAGAGGGTATGAGAAGATACCTACAGGATGAATTACAAAGAATAGAAAATGCAATCAGACAACTACAAGTAGCAGCTATCGTTGTTGCTGATGTAGAGCCTGAGAACAAGATTAAAGGCATGGTCAGGTATGCCGTGTCACCATGGAACCCCTTATCAAATGGGTTTAGTGGATTAGTCGTTTACAACGGAACTGCTTGGGTAGCCGTTTAACATGGAAGGAATATAGTATGTGGGGTCAAATCGCAGGTGCCGTCATTGGTGGCATGATGAACAAGAGTGCAGCTAAGAAAAATGCTGCAGCTCAGAACGCAGCCACACAGGCTCAAATGGCAGGGTTTAACTTAGCAAAGCCATACCTTGAGTACGGCTATAAAGGTGGTCAGGCAGGTTTAGACTATGCCTTAGACAAAGGTGCCTACAGTGGTGACACCTATGCCAACATGAACGACATGTCTACGGCAGGTTATAACTACATGAACCAGTTTGGCAAAGGTCAAATGGACAACGCTCAAAACTTCATGAACCAAGGTGCCAACTTCGCAAACAACTACTCTAACTTATACAATCAGGCAGGTCAGGATGCCATAGGAGACGCTACAAACTATGCAGTTAACAACTCTAGTCCGTTGGTTCAAGCAGCTATGCGAGACAGTACAAGACAACTTAATGAACAGACTTTACCTTCTATTAACATGGCTGCGTCAGGTAGTGGCAATGTCAACTCCAGTAGAGCAGGAGTTGCTGATGCTGTTGCTCGTAGGTCTTATGATGACCGTATGGCTGATGTAACTTCAAACATACAGGATAACTTAGCAAACAGGTATTTAACACAGAACCAAAACCAGTTTAACAATCAGATGAATGCCAATCAGGCCTTAGGTAATGTTTACAACACTGGATTTGGTATGGGCAGTAACATATCTAACATGATGACAAATGCAGGTAATGCATTCCAAACAGATGCACAGAACCAAATTAATGCTGATAAGGCACAGTTTGAAGACGACAGAGACTTTCAGTTAAACCAGTACAATAAGTTTATGTCAGGTATCATGGGTAAGGCTCCAAGTAACTCACCACAAAATATAACACCTAATCTTTATAACCCTAATATGTCAGGTATGATGGGTGCCTTACAGGGATTTGGTATTGGTGGTAAAATAGCACAGCAGTTCGGTGGTTTTGGTGGTGGTCAACCTGCAGTTCAAAATGACATATACCCTACTATAGGAACAGGTAACACAGGTTATGGCTTTGGGTTTGCTTAATAATGGATGCATACGGCTACCTGTCTAACTTTAGGAATGACGTAACTCCGAACTTATTAAACTTAGTTATGCAAAGTGAAACAGGTCACTTGTCTATGAAAGACAGGTTTGACCCTCGTAAATCTAAGTCAAGAAAAGGTGCTATTGGTGGCTACCAATTAATGCCTAACTTACTTCATGACTATGGTTATGGTATGAAACCCTACATACAGTCAGATGCCTTAGACCCTATTAAATCAAGAAACATAGCAGGTGAGCTTATAAAGGGTTATTCAGGTCACTATGGTTTTAATAACGTAGCTGACACATTGATTGGCTATAACATGGGTGCCAAGGCAACTAGTGACTGGATAAAGAATGGTCGAAAGCTAGAAGACCTACCCAACGAAACTAAGTCTTATCTAAAAAGAGCCATGGGTTACATAAAAGATAACCCTGATGAATACAGCTTAGAAAAGATTGCAGAAGTCAGTAATGACGATACAGAAGGAACTACAGATATGAATATGTTCACCCCTAATTACTACAGGCAACTTCAAGCACAGAACTTTATTACAGGTGAAGGAAATAGAAGTTTAGTCGAAGACCCATATAGTGAAGGTTATGGTTTTTATGGAATGGACGCACCTGCCCCTGTATTAGCTAATCAACATATTGTCGGTAACCCTGAGAATAATAGGTTTGTGTCACCTGAAACAAACGGTGTTTTAACTAACGACAACAATATGATGTACAATGCTGCAGCAGGTAATAACAACGGTGTGATATCAGCTAATGCAAGTACACTTAATAACAACGGTATATTATCTGACAATCAAACGAATGGACGATATGTAGCTAAAAACATGCCTTTCATTAGTGACGGTGGCATTGAAACACCTACACTTATGAAACGTAGAGACAACCAAGATCTATCTAAGGGTGTTAGATACCCTGAGGACA